CAGTAATGGCATCAATATTAAAAGTAAATACAATACAAGACGCAACGAACTCTAATACGGCTCAAACTATTGACAGTTCTGGTCGTATCCTTACACCTGCAAGACCTGCGTTTTCAGCTTACCTTACAGCACAAGTCAGCTATGGATCAGCAAACGCATATCAATTAGTTACATGGAATGCTACACATTTTAATATAGGAAGTTGTTATAGCACGAGTACAGGAAAATTTACTGCTCCTATAACAGGAATTTATCAATTTAACACCCACATCTATATGTATAATACAGATTCAGTAAATGTGAATTTTTACATAAATGGAACAAGAATTTACAGAATCACAAACGTAATGGTTGGAGACAATAGAAACCCAAATTCATCAACAGGAAATATGCTCCATAATTTAACAGCAAATGATGAAGTGCAAGTCTATGCTCATGCTACTGATGCTTCTAACATTTATCATGGTGGTGGTGGCGCAACAGACATAACATCATATTTTAGTGGATACTTAGTAGGATAATAACATGAGTAAAGCAGCAGAGCTAGCCAGCTTAATAGGCAACATCAACGCAGGGGGTGGTGGAGTAAACAGGAATCTTGTCATAAATGGAAATATGAGCGTTAGTCAGAGGGCAACTTCTGTAGCATCTATAACAGGAGCAGGATATAAAGTATTAGATAGACATAGACTTGGTGGAGCAGTGCCAGGTACATGGACATGGAGTCAATCAACAACTGTTCCATCTGGTCAAGGCTTTGCAAACAGCATGAAACTAGATTGTACTGCAACAGGGTCAGCGGATACAATGTATATTCAACATAGAATGGAAGGTCAAAATCTACAAGGATTTGCTAAAGGAACTTCTGATGCTAAACCTTTTTCCTTATCTTTTTGGGTTAGGTCAAACAAAACTGGAACTTATATTGCAACACTTTTAGACAATGATAATACAAGGCATGTTTCTAAATCTTATACAATCTCATCAGCAAATACATGGGAGCATAAAAAGATAACATTTCCTGCTGATACTTCTGGAGCACTTAATAATGATAATGGACCTAGTTTAGAAATATATCTTTGGTTGTCAGCAAATAGTAATAACTCCTCTGGAACTTTAGCTACAACATGGGCATCAGTAACAAATGCTAATAACGCAGTGGGTCAAGTTAATCTTGCAGATGACGTTGCTAATGAATGGTATCTTACAGGCTTACAATTAGAAGTAGGGCAGAACGCAACAGAGTTTGAGCATGAGCCTTTTGCAACAACACTACACAAATGTGAACGATATTTTCAAAAGTGGGACTTGGAAACTGCTGTAGGAACAGGTTTATGGTTCAGTGCAAATCAAGTGTTAGGGCATTTAGAATTAAGACAAAATATGTGCAATGAACCTACGATGTCTGTTTCTTCTGCTGATTTTGTAAAAGGATACTTGGCAGCAGGTGCGTCAGATGCTAATGACAGTAGCTCTCCTTTTGACCTTCTTTCTACGATTTCTTGTAGATTTAATCTAGCTATGGTGTCAACAGGCACAAATGGTCAAGGGTGTTTGATACAAATGAAAGCATCTGAATATATTCATGCAGACGCAGAAGTAGGAACTTAAAAATAAGGAAGTGTAATGAAAATAGAAAACCCAAAATATATATATGATTTAGATGGCGTTACAAAAATATCTATTTCAGCAATTGTTGATGGTCTTATTTCTACAATACCCCTATCAGAAAAAAACAGACACTACGCAGAGATACTAAAACAAGTGAAAGCAGGTACGCTAACAATTAAGGACGCTGACTAATGGATAATACTCAGGCACAACAAGTAATAACTGATATGGCTGTTATGCATACGAGAATGCAGTCATTAGAAAAACGTTTACATAGATTAGAAATGATATTAATCGCTTTAATAGGTGGTTATGTCGCATTTACAATAAGCATATTTACACAAATAATGCCATAAGAAAGGACCGAGATGGAGTCAATAGCAATATATATTATTTACGCAGTCATAAATTTTGGAGATGTAATCATCACACAAGAGTTTAAACCTATTAGTTTTAAATCACAAGAGCAGTGTGAAGCTTACTTACACCTTAACTCAGAGCCTATTAACCTTAGTTTACAAGATCACTTTAACAAACTAGGTAAGCCTAAGTCTCAGGTGCTGCAAGTTGGTTGCATAAATAAAACGCAGTTTGTGTGGAAGGAAACATAAGAGGCAAACAAGTATGGATCCAGTAACGATTAGCGCAGCGTTAGGCGTTGCAAGTACAGCATTTAACGGAATTAAAAGAGCCTTTGCGGCAGGTCGTGATTTAGAAGCTATGAGTCAAGACTTGTCTAGATGGATGGGTGCTGTATCAGATGTAGATGCAGCTCATAAGTCTGCTAAGAACCCTACAATGCTACGTAAAGTATTAGGTGGTGGATCTATAGAGCAGGAAGCTATAGAAGCATTTACAGCTAAAAAGAGATTAGAAGAACAACGATACGAATTACAGCAGTTTATAAAGTTTAGTCATGGTACAGCAGCATGGGACGACTTACTAGCAATGGAAGGACAGATACGTAAGAGAAGGCAAAAGGAAATCTATGACAAAAAAATCTTCAGAGAAAAAGTTATTGGGTATGTCGCGATTGCAGTGGTTCTTGCTGTTGGTATTAGTGCTTTGGTGCTGTTTACTGCTACCCTTGTGGGGGTCGACCAAGGAACAATCGGATAAGTGTGTTCGTAAAGATGGCGGACAATATACATTTGAATGGTTATGTAATCAAGATGGCGTAATAGTATTAGCACAGTCTGATAACATTAAGAACTGCTATACCTGCTTCCTAAAAAAGTTTAGTGACTGGACATGGGATCAAGAGAAAAGACTAGGCATAAGAGAAGACCCTAAATATATTACATGCCGTAGGTATAAAAGAAAGCAAGCTAAAAGCGGACAGCAAGTTTGTATTTATAAAGGCGCAAACAATACGTATACATTAGTAGTTGAAGGGCATTGTCCTAGCGAGTATAGATGTAAGTATGATCCTAATGGCCAAGAACCTAACATTGATGGCGTAGTCGATTCATTAAATGATAGTTTTAAGAAATGATGCATGGATATAAATTTAAAAATTATCATATAGAAATATATGACAATACTGGAGTTTTATACAAAGACAATTGGCTTAAGTTTAAAGGGGAAAGACGTGATGCAATGACAGAGTTTGTTATTGCTTGCAATGATAAAACTATATACAATAAATTTAAAGGACAAACAAATGTTGACAACCTTGGTAGGACCAGTAACAGGTCTATTGGACAAGTTCATAGAGGACAAGGATCAGAAAGCGAAGCTAGCCCACGACATAGCAACGATGGGAGAAAAGCACGCGCAGCAAATAGCTCTATCACAAATAGAAGTAAACAAAGCAGAAGCAGCTAGTGGTTCATTCTTTAAAGGAGGGTGGAGACCGTTTATAGGTTGGGTATGTGGAGTAGCGTTTGCTTATCATTTTATATTACAACCATTATTAACGTTTATACTAGCTACGTTTAACGTATCAATACCTGAATTACCTGAGTTTGATATGGGTACGTTATTACCTGTACTTGGCGGCATGTTAGGTATCGGTGGTTTACGTACATACGAAAAACAGAAGGGGTTAACTAAATGAGTAAAAGGGGTTTATGGGATAACATCCACGCAAAAAGAAAAAGAATTAAAGCAGGCAGTGGTGAAAAAATGAGAAAGCCTGGATCAAAAGGTGCTCCAACAAAACAAGCTTTAATCCGCTCTCAATCCAAAAAGAAAAGGAAGAAATCATAATGGCATATCATAGTAATAAAGGTAAAGGTAGTATGGGTAAAAAGTTAACAAGTAAACAAAAAACTCTTCCCAAAATGCTACAACAAAAGATATCAAAATCTAAAAAAATGAAGAAGAAAAAATAGCCAAAGTGTCTCCTATTAGAGACAAAACTTTCTTAATAGGAGAACTACAAATGCATTATACTGGACCTGAAACACCTATATCTATAGAGATCGATGAAATGAAATATCGACAAACAGGTGAAAGCTTTGAGGAAAAAATAAAAAGAATATCAAGAGCTTTAATGGACGATGTAAACCATAAAAATGCATTAGAAAATATACTAGGTAATATGAGGTTCCTACCTGCTGGTAGAGTACAATCCGCAGTAGGTAGTAACCGTATAACCACAGCTTATAACTGTTTTGTTTCTGGAACTATAGAAGATAGTATGAATGCAATAATGGAGAAAGCAAGTGAAGCAGCTGAAACAATGCGTAGAGGTGGTGGCATTGGCTATGACTTCTCAAAGATCCGGCCAAGAGGCGATAAGATTAAATCGCTTGATAGCCAAGCTAGTGGTCCGGTCTCCTTTATGGGTATCTTTGATTCTATCTGTCAAACCATCGCTAGTTCGGGACACAGACGCGGGGCGCAGATGGGTGTACTCAGGGTCGATCATCCGGATATTGAGGAGTTCGTTACTGCTAAACGTAACTCTGATCGTCTTACTGGCTTTAATATTAGTGTTGGCATAACCGATAAGTTTATGGAAGCTTTAACTAATGAAGGCGATAGCTCGTTTGACTTAGTATTTGAAGATCACGTACATAAAACCATATGTGCTAAAAAACTATGGGATCAGATAATGGAATCTACCTGGGACTGGGCAGAACCAGGAGTATTATTTATTGATCGCATAGCTGAAATGAATAACTTACAATACTGCGAAGAAATAGTAGCTACAAATCCGTGTGGTGAACAACCATTACCGCCGTACGGAGCGTGCTTATTAGGTAGCTTTAATTTAACAAAGTACATTATAGAAGATATACAAAACCTATTTGACTTCGATCAGTTTAAAAAAGATATACCTGATGTTGTAAGAGCTATGGATAATGTTATTGATAGAACTATATATCCGTTAAAACAACAATCAGACGAAGCAAAGAATAAAAGACGTATGGGATTAGGGATTACTGGTCTTGCTAATGCAGGTGAAATGCTTGGATTACCTTACGCATCTCAAGAATTTATGGATTGGGCAGAAAAAGTATTTGCTTGTTTAAGAGACAACTGTTACAAAGCTTCTGCATTGTTAGCTAAAGAAAAGGGAGAGTTCCCGCTATATAGAGAAGCTTATTTAAAATCAAATTTTGTTAGAAGTTTACCACATTCAGTGAGGAAACTAATAAAACAGCATGGCATCAGAAACTCACACCTTACGTCTATCGCTCCTACTGGCACTATTAGCTTGGTTGCTGACAATGTTTCAGGAGGGATTGAGCCCGTCTTCAGTCATTACTACGATAGAACAATTCAAACTTTTGATGGACCTAAGGTTGAGCGAGTAGAAGATTATGCCTACTCAAAAGGAGTAGAAGGTAAAACAGCTAACGAGGTAACTGTGGTTGAGCACTTATCTGTTTTACTATTAGCCCAGCATTATATTGATAGTGCTTGTTCAAAAACCTGTAACGTAGGGGACGATGTTGAGTATAGTAAATTTAAACAAGTTTATGTGGATGCCTGGAAAGGCGGGGCGAAAGGATGTACAACGTTCAGACTCAGTGGTAAAAGATACGGAATCCTCACGGCCGTGGAAGAAGAAAAGAAAGATAAGGCTGAGGTTCAATCAATTCAAGAAGAAGATAAAGTCGAAGCGTGTTTCATTGATCCACAAACTGGGGTTAAGGAATGCGCATAACAGGAGATAACTATGGCAGAAGATCCAGGTTTAACAATTGCAGACGTTGCAAGCCAAGGCGTTGTTAAAGATACTCCTCCGGTTTCTTTAGCACATAATATATTTACTGACGTACGCAATGTAAGATTTAAAGATGGGGCTATAAGAAAAATAGAAGGGGAACTATTACTTAATAATATTACAGATGATCAAAGTAGTCCTAAGTCTCTTGGTAAAGTAAGATACTTTGCTGTATGGCAAAATCCAAACTTACAACCGACTGGATGCTACTATATATTTGTAGTTGATTTACTTAATAACAATATTATTGTAGGACAAAAAGTTTATATACAAGATCATACTGGAACTAAAAAAGATATTACGCCTACTAGTTTAAATAGTGGTAATGGGTTTACGTTTACTACAAGCGGATGGCAGCATACATTATTTAGTGGTGGATTTAATTTTATTATAAACAATGGAATAGAAAAGCCTCACTACATACAAGACACGCCAGGCAATACAAACATAAATAATATAGTATTAGCAGAGTTACCTGGTTGGGATAGCTATAATGCTGAAACAGTTACATACGATGATACATTTGTAACAGGCGATAGTAACGTATTTGACTTAGGACAAAAAGTAGACTTTGTTAATAACTCTATTATAGTAACAGGAACTAACACAAAGTCTTCACAAGCAGGATCTCCATCAGGAAGTGGAACACATAACGGAACTAATTTTGTACCTGGAGATTTACCAGGAACTATTCCAACAGTAACGGGAGATAACTTTCAAACCTATACAGATACTGCAACAAATACTACAGTTATTGTTATAGGTAACTTAAGTAATACCAATACAATAAAGGTAACTATAAAATCTAGAAACCCTGTGCTTGTACGATGTGGTATTGTAGAATCGTTTGGAGACTTATTAGTTGCTGGAAACTTAACAGAAGTAGATTCAGTAACTCCCGCAAACATAGTTCGAAGATTATCAGGAGTTGTTAGAACATCTGATGTTGCTGCTCCGGGTGGTATACCTAATAACTGGAATCCTTTTAAAGCAGGTGTATCAACGGCTGATGAATTTACTTTGTCAGATACTAGTGTTATTCAAGATATGAAATCACTACAAGGTAATATGTATATTTACTCTGCAGATTCTATACATGTTATGAGACTTACAGGAAACGTAAATGCTCCTGTGGCTTTTGCTCCTGTAACAGACGAGTATGGTTGTCTTACTACTGGTGGTATTATAGAATACGATGGTAAACATTTTGTAATAGGTAGTAATGATGTATACTTATTTTCAGGTAACCCAGGAAATATACAATCATTAGCTGATGGTAGAATACGAAATTATTTTAAAGATAATCTTAATCCTACTCACGAAAAACAATTACAACTATTACATAATTATCCTGAAAATGAAATATGGGTTTGCTATCCTACACTAGATTCACTGGGTGGTGAACTTGATGAAGCTTTAATATATAACTATAGAAATAATAATTGGACTATACGAGACTTAGAAAGTGTTATGTCAGCAGATATGGGTCCAATAAAAGGTGGTGGAGTACCTACAGCTACCATTGCGTTAACAGGAAACAGTGGTAATTTTGGTTATACTAACCGAGGTAAAAAAGAAAGTGTTGCAGTAACTATAAATGGTAAAACACCTAGACGTACAGTAGGTACTAAAGCTAAAAAGACTATAGCTGTAGCTTCATTTTCTACGTTTACAACAAACGCAAGAGAAGTTGTTGACTTAGCCATAACAGGAGATACAGGACCTAATGTCGTTAATCAAATAACTACTCTAACATTTCCTTCTTCTGCTACATTTGTGTATGATAGAGATCAAAGCAGTTATCTTGATGGTGGTGCTAGTGCTATTATAAAAGGTAGTGCATCGCATGGTATAGGTGACGTTAGTTTTCCTGCTAAAGTTATATTAGCAAATGATCAAGCTAACGGCGCAACAATTAATATGACTACATTTGTTGCGGCTGTAAGAGATTATATAAACTCTAACGCAGCGTTATCAGACTTTACTGCTACTGCTAGTACTAACGTATTAACACTAACCTCAGACGTACCAGGACCTAGAACGTTTAATACTAGTACATTTGCTATTAGTGGTGGATCAACAAGTAACCTAACAACTAATAACACAACAGCCGGTGTAGGTGTATATGGTATTGCTGCTAGTATAAGCCCTGCAATATCTATGAGAATACAATCCTCTGCAGCTGGTGGTATACATGCAGCCATAGACCAGACAATAGTATTAGCTAAAGATAAGACGGCAGCTGCTGATATACGAGATGATATAATAACTAAACTACAAGCATTAGGTGAATTTAATGGAAACAATAGCTCTATTTATAGTGTTGCAGCTAGCTCTAATAACGTTAGGCTTACCTCTAGAATAGGCGGAAATCATAATCCTATAACTATAACCTTTAAAACTTCTCAAGGTGGAACAGACTATACTGAAACAGAGTTTGGTGGTAACTTAAATTCTAGTGTAAGTGTAGTTACCGCTGGTGTAGATAATAGCCAAAACATTATAACACTTACCACAACATTTCCAGATGGTAGTACACAAAGCAAAATATTAGATGGTACATTTACAAGAGCTAATATTGTTACTGAAGTTGCAGGACTTATAAATGCTGGATCAGGATTTACAACAGCTACAGCTACAGGATTAGTTACTGCTACGTCTTCTACCGTAGGTGTGGTCACAAACAACTTTAGTGTAGCTCTAACATGCGCTGGGTCATTACCAACAGGCTTTACTAATAGTACGTTCACGGCAGCACAAACGCGCGCTGGGGTGGCCGCAGCTAGCACTACAGATAGTGTTACGCTAACGCCACCTTTGGGCAATGCTATCACAGTTAACTTTAATGATTTGTCTGCTTACCCAGCTTATGAGCCTGATGGTTCACAAACTACTGCTGAAGTAACTGATGTACAAATAGCTACTGCATTGCAAGCAGCTCATACTGATACTACTCATTTTACTGTAACAAGAAGTAACGAAGTATTAACGTTTACTGCTACAAGTAGAAAAGTTATAACAGGTAACTTTGCGTATACAGTAGTTAACGGTACTAGTAGAACAGGTACGTTACTAACCGGGCTAATAACTAATTCTACAGGTAGTAATATAGCCACAACTGAGGGGGTAGATATTGCCTATGCTAGAGGGACCCGTGTTACTCTTACTGCAAATACTGCTAGCGGCTCTAGTGTGCTATTTGATAAGCATTATGGTGAGGGGCCTGGACGACTCTTAGATCCTACATTTGTTAAAGCTGCAAACGATAGCGACTATGGTCAAACAGGTCATGGTAGTAACTCAGCTTACTTAGCTGCTTACTATAATACTGATGCTACACAAAATAGTACAGAACTTGCTAAGGCTAATGGTGGCGTGCAAAACATGCAACAAGCGTTATTAGATATATTAACTGCATTAACTAATAATACTTTATTATCGTTAACACCTGATAGCTCAGGGTCACCTACTAATATTGTTTTAGAACCTACTCAGTTTAGTGCAACAGCTAACTATGTTACAGCATTTGCGCCAGTGACTGAAGTAGTAGCTAGTAAAGTTGCGCCAACGACTAGTGCACTTACCAGTGCTACAGAGGGAGCTGACGTTGCAACAGGTAATCCTACGTTTAGTACTAGTGGAACAGTTATAAATACTTCGTTTAATATTATAAGACCTTGGCAATCTACAAACATAAACCCAAGTAAAATCTTTCCGATCTTTTTGCAATCAGTCACAGCTGCTAATGGAACTATAACTAACCGTATTAGAGCTGGAGATTTAGGCCATGACTTTGCTGGTACAAACTATGTTTCTTATTTTGAAAGAATAGAAATGTCTATTAGTCCTACATTTGATACTGAACAATTAACTAGTATAGCGTTGTGGGCTGATGGCGGTAGTATTGAAACTGTAGGTGGTGAACCTGTAAGAGCAACTTTACGGTTAAGAGCTAGGACTACTAATAACCCTGGACAGTTATCGTATTTAACAGTAGCAGAAGATAATGCTCAAAGCAATGCTAAAGCTAATAAGCTAGTTGTAAATGATTTTGTAGTTGCTAGCGATTATAAGTCAGATATAAGAGCCTTTGGTAGATTAATTAATTTTAGAGTTGATGATGCTCAAACTGCTGCGGCTGCTACAGCTGCTAATAATAAAGCTTGGAACGTTTCTGGACTTCAGTTAGATGTTAAGAAAGGAGGTACGCGTTAATGGCAATCAGTAACCCTCCTCAGACTGATGATCCTAATATAAACTTTATTTTACTAGAGATTATTAAAGAAGTTAACTTAAGACAAGAAGAACATTTAAGGTTATTGGCAGACATACGCGCTGCCACTGACCTTGCAGACCTAAAGGAAAGGATCGATAGAAAATGATAAAAGCTATAGGCCAGAATGATGTTTTGGAAGCTATATTATTAATGAAAAATTCTATGCTACAACACGATTACCAGAACCTAGGAGAGTATAATGAAAAAGCTTGGATCTCTTACTTCTGTAGTTTAGTAGATAAACAAGAAAAGAAAGATCCTAACGCTTTAGTAATAGGTTATTATGATAACTCTCTTAAAGGATTTTTATCAGCAGCAACATTTAATAGTTATTATAATGATGCTGTAATTATGGATGTAAAAGATTGTATTGTAGATAAACAAAACAAACAAACTAATCCACGTATAATATATGCTTTATTTAATTATATGATAGAGCATACAAAGAAACATGGTGGAAAATATTGGAGAGCAGATTCAGTACAAGAATACGATGATGCTTTACGATATGCTAAATTTTTAAAGAAACGATTTAAAGGTAATATACAAGTCTCAGTAAGAGGTTGTATTGAATAGGAGATAACAATGGCAAAAGGTGGCGGAACTACAACAGCGACATCTGGTATAGCTTCTGAGTTTCTTCCGATGGTTAAGGATGTACTCAGCAACGTAACAACAGAATATAAAGCTAATGTGGGCAACCCTGAAAATGTAATTGCAGGTCTAACAGATGAGCAAAAACTAGGATTAGATTCGCAAGCTAACATGGCTAGTGATATGATGACAGGTAAAGGAGTTTTTGATTTATCTAGTAATTTACAAAAAGATTTAGGAAATACTTTAGGTACAAGCATGGGCGCTGCATCTATGGGCGGAGCGTTAGGATCTGCTAGATCACAGGCTGCCACTCAAAAAGCTCTTGGAGATGTATCAGCTAATTACCTACAGCAGCAACAACAGAACGTGCTTGCTGGTGGAAAGCTTATGGGTGATGTAGGTCAGTCGTTACAACAACAGAAACAAAAAATGCTAGATGCTCCGCACTTAGGCGCTTCAAGATATTTTGGATACTTAACAGGTGCTCCACAACAGAAGGTACAAACCACAACTGGTGGAGGTAAGTAATGACTCCTGAAGAAAAGAAAAGAAGAGAAGAAGAAGAGCGCGCAAAATTTGTAACACCGACTATGGTTCCCCCTCCGCCTAGACCACAAGAACCTCAAATACAGCAGCAACCACAAAACCCTAGCGTACCTAAAATGTTTGGGGATATGATGAAAGCTAAGATTATGGAAAAGGCTGTAGGAGCTGCTATGGGGTTTATACCCTTTATGAAAAACGGAGGTAACGTAGTTGGTTTAGCTAGAGGAGATGAAGTACCTCATACTGATGATGATAAAGATCCAGTTACGCGGTTATACGAAAAACCCGGACCACGTCTACCTGCTCCACGACCTCAAGCAATAGGCCCATTAGCTCAAGCTCTTCCTCCAGGCCTTACTTCAACTGATATGCAAATATTACAGTTTTATGGAGTAGATCCTTTTAAAGCATCTATTGAAGATGCTGAGCACTATGGTAATCTGTACGAATACCAGTATGGTGGTATGGAGCTTCATCCATTAGCTGATCCTGGTGGGTATAATAAAGGCGGTAACGTACCATACTTTCAAATAGGCGGTAATTCAGGAAAATACCCTGGTGGATTATCACCTGCTGGAATGATACGTCAGTTTATGGGATTAAAAGAGCTAGATGATGCTGTTAAATCAAAAGGACGAGGTGAATCTCCTATACCTAATCCTAAGATGCCAGCACTTGGAGCTCCTGGTCCTAGAATGGTAAGAGCTCAAGAAGGTCAAAAAATACCTAAATCATTTGTAATGCCTGAGTTTAAACCTAAACAACAGTCTAACAAAGATGAAAGCTATTTTCAAAGGTTTGAACGTACAGGACAGTTAGGTACTGGTATACCAAATGTATATGTTACACCACAAAGACAAGGTGCAATGGTTAGTTATGAAAGAAACGATGTATTACCATTTACGTCTATATGGAATATGATGTTTAATAAATCTATGAAGGAGAAAAAGTAATGGCGTTACAAGGATACAGATCATCATCAGGGTTTGATGGTATTAATTACGATTACTTAGCTGATCTTCCTGAAGTAGATTATGAAAACCCTGACCAAACAGGTCAAGACTTTCAATATTCAAGTGCTCCTTTATCAGGAAGTGGAGGAGATTCTAGTGGTGTAAATACATCTGCACTAAACATATTAGCAGATCCTTTTCCTTTAAACCCTGATGGCTCTCAAAGAATACCTAAGAGACCAGGGTACGCAGCAGGTATTGGAGGTGGTACGCAACCTCCTAGCGAATCTAACGCATATAGTATGATGCCTACAAATCCTGAAGAAGCATTAGCCGTACTAAAGGGAACTGTTTACAATCCAGCTACACAATCGTTTCAACCATCTACAAAATACAGTTACCCAGGATCTACGTATATGCCTAAACGATTTGATATGATCGACAAAGCTTTAATGTTTGGTAGTCCTAATGCTGATGTAAGTGATTTGTTAGTTAATGAATATAACCCAGATAGTTCTTCTACTCCAATGAAAAATATACTAGATAATGCAGGTGATGTACAAGCTAGTATTATGCAGTTAACTCATGATAATCCTACAGCTAGCGCATCAGATATAATTAATGCTCATCACGAAAACTTTACAGGATTTGATAGTTCAGGTAACTTTACAGGAGCTCCAGTAGATCCTGGCACCGCAGCTATGAATGCTATTCCTGATTTTAGTCAACCTACACAAAGTGTGTTTGATCCTGGTGGATTGTTTAGTGGTAGTTTTAGTTTTGATAAAGGCGGGCAAGTATCCGGAGGAAAATAATGCTTAAAAAGTATACTCAAACAGATCGTCATGGCAACATGATGTCTCAAGAAATGGATGGAAAGTTTCTTAAGAAAAAGATCTTGAAAGATAGACATGGGAACAAAATGTCTTTTGAGTTTGATATTCCTGAATCTAATGTACCTCCAGTATCTAGAATACCTAAGTATTCTGCTAAGGGAGGAGATACAAGTAACCACCCAGGTGATCCTAAAGGAACCGATACAGTACCAGCTTGGCTTACACCAGGCGAGTTTGTAGTTAATAAAGAAGCTACAGATATTTTTGGTGATGTAATAGAAAAAATGAATAACGTAGGGAGAAAGATTCAAAAGCAAAATGGTTCTGCTCCTGATAAAATGACTGATGTTACGTACGCAAATAAAGGAGAAGCTATATTAGCATTAGAAGATAACCCTAACTGGACAGCTCAATTAAACAGTATGTTAGAAAAGTACAAGGGACCTTACTTTAATAAGGAACGACTTTATGAAATGATGGCTGGTGAAAGTAGCATGACTGATACCAGTGAAAAGTACGATAAAGGTAGTGCGTCTGGTTTATTTCAAATAACTGAAACACCTCTTAAAGATATGAGAAGGTTAGGTATAGTTCCTAAAGACTTTACGACTGCTAACATAAGAGCAATGGATGAAGTTGAACAACTAAAGTTGTACGAAAAATATTTAGATATGTGGGGTTACCAAGGTAACGTTCACTTAGGCATAATGCAAGCAGCTCCTGGTGCTTACACTAAAGCTAAGAACGCTTCTGAAGATGGTAGCGTTAACCCAAATATGATTGCTTACGAAAAAGATAGTAGAGGTTATAAGCAAAATAAAAATTGGATAGATAAAGAAACTGGTAACTTAACTTTTGATAGTATAGCAAAGTATTCTGATAGTCAATCGGATAACTCAGATATTAGAAATGCCCTTGCACAAATAAATAAAGAAATACCAGGCACAGTTATCGAAGCTGCTGATCAGGTACCACCAAGTAATATTATGCCTGTAGCTAGCAATGTTCCTGTATCTAACACGAGTGGCGCACAGAACATCGCTGGGGTACCTCGAATAGATCTTCCAAGTGATACTGCATTCAACGCAAAATCTGTGCCTATGGATAATTTTTCTGCTAACATTCCTAATTACTCTGGTAGCACTCCTGCTGAATCTGATAGGGAATTAACATTTACCCCTTCTCAAAACATGACTAATCCAAGAATAGGTTATGAAAGCTTTGATGATTTATTAAGAACAAAGCCAATGTACGCGCTAGATATGGATGCTGATGGTAGACCGGACGTATCTACTATGAATATGGAAGAGCAATTATATGGCTCTCCTAAAATAGTAATGCCTCCTATTCAAGGAACTAACGTTGAAACAAAAACGTTGAGCGAAAGGATGGGAGAAGCTATACCTAATATACCTAGAGGAAGAGTAGATCGTCGAGCAACTGAAGAAGACTATCAAAACTTTAGTGGCGATATAGACGCGTATATCCCTCAGCCGCCTCCTGTGTATCAAGATGCTGTAATGAGAGCTGTTAAGCCCACAGAACAAGACACTACACTTGAAGTTAATGAACCAGGCAGAAGTTTTAAAGAAGTAGTTAACGAATCTTTTCCTGGATATAATGAAAGATTAGAGAAAGAATCTGTATATCCTGATAAGATACTATCGAAAGCTTTAGAACAAGGCAAAGACATTAATGCACCTATGTTCTTTCCTCCTACAAGAGATGAGAAAAATCCTCAGGGAATATCGACTCTTCCTAAAACAGAAACTGAAACGTTTAGAGGTACTATAAACGAAGGTAAACTAGAACCTCCCACAGTAGGTGGAACTAAAGAAGTTAGCATCGATGAAAAGAAGGGTAAGCTAGCTGAAGTTGCAAGTAATACTAAGGCAAACGAAAAACTTGAAAACACAAACAAAAATACAGTAGAAGAAACCGGAGGAAAAGCTTCTCAAGAAGAAAAGAATAAAGCTGTTGGATTTTTAGAAGGTATATTTGGAAGTCTGTTTAATAAGAATGAGCTTAAGCGTATGGCTGTTATGTATCTTGGATCTCGTCTTATGGGTTATGATCATGGAGGTAGTTTAAACTTTGCAGTTAAGAACTATGTAGCAAGAGTAGATTCGCTTGAAGCGTCACGAATAAAGTTTTCACAAAGCGCTCAAGCTAAGAACTACACTCCTGAAAGTGTAGCTGAATACGTAAGGACTGGTGATTACTCAAAACTAATTCCATTAGGAAAACCAATATACAGACAAGGTAAATTTAGAAACTGGTATAATAAAATTACTGGTGAAAAAATGGTAGTTGAAGAAGTACATGAAGGTACTGGTGATACAAAGCAAGTTAAATTTCTGGGAACCGACGGAAAGTTTCATAACCGAGCTGAATATGATGAAACAGGTATTTATTCTAAGGGATCTAACGATAGATTAGAAATAGTAAATAAGTTTAGTAAAACTTTTGGTGGTTACATTAAAGAACTACAAGTAGAACTGGAAGGAACATACGGAGATCAACTAGATGCAGTTGATGGCTTAACTCCAGGAATAGCCGCTAGTGAAGTTATTAACTGGATGCTTAATAACAAAGCTGACATAACTCAAATACAGACTATCATACCCATGGCATACAAAGCCGCTATTGAAAATGAATTTAATAAACCAAAAGAACAAAGAAAAAAGGTTAATTCTTTAGTACCTCAATTAGGCGAGTTATTATATAAACAATACACAGGTCAGGATCAATTATTTAGAACTCAACCAGATAAGAAGCATGAAAAAGACTGGGATGGAGTAGCTGGAAAGCGAGACCATGTAGATATGATAAAGTTTACTAAAGCTTTAGACGAGGCAGCTTATATAACTATGAGTGAATTTCCAGAAATTACTGATAAAAATGAAGCAGCTGCCTTATACATAGAAGATCTTGCAGAACTATGGAGTGGTGTAAGAATGGAAGGTGAAAAGCTTGATGACGAAAACCTTAGTAAAGCAGATAGAAAAGACTATTGGAACTATGCTTATAAAACCGGTACTAGTGGATTTTATGAATTTCTAAAAGAAAAAATAGATGCTGAAATGAAAGAGGCACTTAAAAAAAGAAACGAAAGCAATTAAGGAAGGACTAACATGGCAAAATCTTTTGCAGAAAGAATGAAGTCTTCTAAACTAGTTCCTGAAATGGGAGTAGTAAATGGTAACCCATACGCCTTAAATGAAAACTATGATTTTATGGATGCCGACACTCTTCGTTCTACTGATTCCTCAGAGCCTAATTGGAGAGGTAGAATTAAAGGCATAGATTCTCCTGAAGTTACTAGATACTTTAAAGATAAAGGACCTAAAAGTGGTACTGCCGGTGGAAGAACGGCTAACGCAGCACTAATGAACTTAGCTCGTAAAAGAGGGTTTACCGACGTAATAAGGACTGGTGAGTTTGACGGAATGAACCGTGAAATTATAGAACTTAGAGATAATTTAGGTAGAAGTTTTGAGACTGAGCTAGCTCGAGCAGGTATACTAGATCTTACTAAGTATAGTAGTGATGATGCTGTTAAAGCTAGACAGCTATCTAATGTGCTTGGCACAGAAAGTATGGGAGAAGATTACGACGTAGCTAGAAACGCTATCAATGATGCTATACAAAGAGAAACTAAATACGAACTACAACTTAAGCAAGTAGCTCTTGATGAAATGCAACTAGCTTATGGTGGTAACTTCTATGCTCCTGGTCAGGTAGCATACAGAGATCCTAGCAGAACATTAGATAATAAAGCTGTTAGCCCGTTTGCTACTTCTATTGATATAGGTCTTAATGGTGCTATTGAAGGTGGGTTTGGCGTTGTAGATATGCTTGGTGAAAAGACTGGTTGGGACTGGCTTAAAAACGTAGGTGAGAATAGAATTAAAGCGCAAAGAGAATATTTAGCTTCAAGACCTGAAATTGTAGCTAGCTATAAAGACATCAACGGATTTTTTGGTCGTGAGGGATTCTTACAGTATGTAGCTAACATGGGTGCTATATCTTTACCTTACATGGGAACAACTATAGCTGGTATGATGTTAGCTCCTGTTACTAAAGGTCTTTCGTTACTTGCGCCTATTAGTTTATATACAGGTACAGTGTGGAACGAACAAGAAGGCGATAATAAAAACGCAACATTAGCTGTTGCAGCTGGATTAACTCAGACTGTATTAGATAGGCTGGGTGTACAAATGTTGTTTAAAGGTACAGGAGCAACTACTTTATTAAACAAAGAGTTTAGAAATGAAGCTATAGAAAATATAAGAACCGCAGCTAGGAATAAAGGTATTGCTAGTATGGCTATACCTCGTGGCACAACATTAAGTCCTACTGCCGCCCAAGATATACTGTTACGTGTTAGTAGAAAAGAAATTGCTAAGTTTTCTACAGACGCTGCAAAATTTGCTAAGCAACAGCTTACAGCTAGAAACGTTGCGCGATCTTTTACAAAACGAGTAGGCTTAGGTATGGCTGCTGAAGGTTCAACAGAAGCTTTACAAGAATCTGTTGGTTATACTGCTGCTCATACAGCTAATGGATTTAGAGATTGGGATGCTAACGTATATTTAGATAGAATGATTGATGCAACTATTGCAGGTTCTTCTCTTGGTGGAGCTTTTGCTACGCCGGGTACTATATACGATTATGGAATGTGGTACGATGTATCTCATAGAACAGGTAGGAGTACTGGGCAACACAGTTCTAAGATGGGAGCATTAGCTGAACGAGATAGAAAAGAAAATAACGGAAGACAGTTTAATGTTCAAGAAGAAAACCGCAAAACAAAAGCTAGAGTTGATGATGCTGAACGAAGAATCAAAGAAATTAAAAACTTAATTAATCGATCTACAACTAGAGGAAATGATAGAATAAAGTTAGCTAGAGAATTAAAAATACTAGAGCGAGCTGCAAAGGTAGACATTAATAATAGAGCTAAAGCACATAGCAAAAGGATTAAGAAAAGAAGCGCGCAAGAAGTTGCAACAGATTTATGGAAAGGTATACCAGGCTTATGGAGAGGTATAACTAGACATGCAGGTAAAGAGTACTTGCAAGATGCTTCAAGACGACTTAGTCTTTTTATTGATGGTTTAGATGGTAACCTACAAAGGCGTACTAGTGGTGAGTCTTATGAAGATAGAAAGCACCATGAAATATCTAAGATAAACCAGTTCTTTGGTGACCCGACTTCTATACTTGCAGCATTTAACATGACAGATTCTAGAAAGTCTAGAAAAAAGTTTAGTGAAATGTTTTATCTAGCATTTGGCGCAGCTAAAAAGAAAGCTGGAGATGGAAGAGCAGTTAACTTTGATAGAGACTGGGCAGCTGTTGATAGAGATAGATCTGTTAGTCAAGAGACTAAGGATGCCATAAACTATTTTAGACAGTATATGCCACAGTTTAAATCATTTGCAAGCAAGTTAGATAAGACTAGTAAAAAGCTTCATGATATGCAAGCTGTACATAATCCGCAATTAGGGTTTATTACTAACTACTTAATGAGAGCTAAAACATTTGATAGAGAAGCTATTGCTTCTAACCAAGGTAAGTTTGAATCATTGCTTATAAGTGAATATGGCTTTACTCCTACTAAAGCTAGAGAAGTTACTGAAGCTATACTAACGCAAGATGGTTTAAATAATTTATTCGATACAGCTGATGGTAACTTTTCTGTTACCTCTAAATCTAAGTTTACACCAGGCAGTCATCGTAAAAGAACTTTAGGATTAGCTCAGAACGAAAAGTTTTCAGAGTTTATGGAAGGAGATTTATTCACTAATGTATCTAACCATTCTAAATCTGCTATTAGATATAAAGTATTAGAAGAGTTTGTAGGTTCTAATAACGAAAAAATAAATATGCAGTTAGCTGAAATGGAGCAAGAGCTTTTAGAATCTGGTATGGATCCAGAAGAAGTTTCTGAAGCTATAAACAAATTTGCTTTTGATATGAAGAACTACTTTGATGCTGAGTCAGGTAACTATAAAAGAAACTTAAGCCCTTTAATGATATGGGCTCAAAAGAACTTACTGTTTGTAACAGCACTTACATCGTTACCACTTGCTACTGTATCTAATATGGTTGAGATAGGTACAGGATTAAGAGGTCTTACAAGACAACAGATTTTTGGTGGGCCAAATACTAAAGGAAGTTTAAATGAACTTGCTAGATCTTTTGTAGAAGAAGTAAAGAATACAGCTAACAGATTTTATGGTACTGCTACAGGTAAAGTAACACCGCACAAACGATCTACACCAGGATATAGAAGAGCAAAACAGCTAGGCTATATGAGTTGGGAAGTTGGTGCTGCGCATACAACAGGTGTTAGTGAAACTGGCGCATTTAGACAACGTGTTTTAGATATGTACTTTAAGATAGTACTACTACAACAGTGGACTAACGCTATGAGAGCTGGGCGAGCTTCTATTGCTGGCGATTACATTACAGATAAGATAGCTACATTGCTCGAAGGCCGAGTAGAACCTGATTTTATAGGACCTACGCAAGAACAGTCAGTAAATAACGATAACCAAATCCTTTCAAGGAGTACGCAGTTTACTAACGAGCAAGCTGAAGCTAAAGAAGCTTTACGTAATCTTGGTATTGATCCTGACTGGATGGTTGAATTACACTTAAAGAAAACTACAAGAGGTGTAGGTCTTAACCAGGAAGATCGAAGACAATACAGAGACTTTATGCGTAACGCTGAGTTTGCTTTTGTAAATGAGGCTGTTGTGTTACCTAAGTCTGGTATAAGACCTCTGATATTCCAAGATCCTAGGTTTGCTTTGTTTACGCAGTTCCAAGGTTTTATATCTACGTTTACAGCGTTTCATTTACCTAAAATGTGGGGTGATCTTGTAAAACGTGGTACACCTGCTATGAGATACAACATGTTTGCAACAGCTGCTACTATGATAATGTTAGGCTTTGTATCTCAGCATTTAAAAGACTTGCTTAAGTATGGCACAACAACTCCGTACTTTGAAGGGTCAGAGTACATGAGACGTGGTATAGCTGCAAGTGGATTGTTAGGTTCAGGTGAAAGACTACTTGACTTTGCTTTTCCAATGTACGAGAAGAGATATAAGACTACTGTAGGTTGGGCGTTTGGTACTGTGTCTGGTGAATCAGCTTCATTAAGTAAAGCATTAAGAGGCGGTGGCATAGGATACGATGTACTAAGCGGAGAGAAACCACCTGAAACATTGGCTAAAATATCTCCATTAACACAGATGTTTATGCAGCAAGCACCTGCATTTTCAGATTTAAAAGAACCGTCGTACTGGGATTTCGGTGGTAGATCAGCATTAGAAGCACAGGATTATAGGTGACGAATGGCAATAAGAGTAAACCCACAAACGAAAATTATAGAAGATACAAGAGAACGAGAAGCTCAGGTAGCTGAGTTAGGTATGCAAACAAGACCTAAGACTGCTATTGAAAGACTAAAAGAGAAAGGTCCACAAAGCTTACAGTACAGGTATTCTACTAGCAGGCTTACTGATAAGCAGTTTAACCCTTACTCAGATGAATCATTTGCTTACTACCGACAAGGTAAAGATGATCCTAATCTTCCTGATACAATAAAGCCAACTAAGTTTAACTTTCAAGATCAAGAGAGAGTTAGACAAGAACAAGAGTTTATAGATCTAAAGCGAAGAGAAGAAGCTGGTATAGACGAACTCGCAGCTCAACAGCAGCGAGAAGAAACAGTAGATCCTATTGCAGATATAAGACCTGAGATAACTTTAGATGCTAATGAAAGAAGAAAGCTATTAGCTGCAGAAGCTGCTGGCCAATCCTTTGCACCTACTACACAAAACTTAGTTAACAAAATTGCACCGCAAGGAGAGTCAGTTACTAGCATTTTAAACGATGGCTTTGGGCAGACTGTAGCGCGTGGTGATAAACTTGTTGCAGGAGTATGGGGTAAGGTAAGTCCTGAAATTGCAGGCGCCGGAACAGATATTCAGATGGCGTATGCTAAGCCAGCCCAAGCTAAATCTATGATAAAAGCTACAATAGCTTCTGCTATAGATGAAGGCAGAGGTAGATCGAACGTACTAAGAGGCGGAGAAGAAACTCTTAGAATGCCTGCTAATCTTAATCAAAACGAACAAGCATTGTTTAATGAGAAGATGGATGCAGAACAACGAATGGCTAATGATGCACCAAAAACTTTTTTAGATTATCTTAATGACTACCATCCTGGTATTTCTTTTAATCCATTAAGTTTAAAAGGTATATTCTTTGATCCTAACGGATTTAATGGTGGAGTATTTTTACCTAACCCGCTTACTAGAACTAAACAGAATCAAATGTTAGTTGACCCTAAGCTTATAAGGATTATGAACTTTGTTACTGAAAAGCATTTATTGCAGACTCAGTATGTTCCTGCACTTGGAACAGAAGCTAGTCAAGAACTTGTAGATCAGGGAGTGATTAGGCCTGAACAGCTAGAGCTATTTGAAGATGGTCCTTCAGGAGAAGCGCCAGCTCAGATTGAACAAGGCGGCGCAAGCAGAGTTGCAGGTGCTTCAAGACTTGGTAGAGAAATATACAAAGAATGGAAGCGAGAACAGAACAGAGCTTTAGGTAGACCGACTAGTAACTACAATGTAAATGCTTTAACTAATGATCAATACGAAACTATAGGAGCTTTTGCTAGAGATGCTTGGCAATCGACTAACCCAGACTTAATGACAAAAGAAACTACAGGTAATATAGTTAAGTATCAATTAACTGAGTGGGGATTAAAAGCTTTAGAAGCGTCTGCTCAATCGGCCCCTGATGCATTTAAAAATGTAGAAAGAAAACCAAGATTAGTAACAACTCCTAACGTATTACCTAGTGATCAGCAAGCTAACATTAGAACTACTGCTATATACAACCGTAAGTTAAGGCAAGTAGAAGAAGGTCGCTTGAATATGAACTCTATTCCTCATAAGATAGATACTTTGCGATCTAAACTTAGCATTCAATTAATATTTGAAGCGTTGCGCCAGGCTAAAAGCCAACAAGACCTTGACCCTGTCGGTGATCTTTTTAAATTAGGACCTGAAAAGTTTAGAGCTTTCCAAGGAGAAAAAGATAGAAAGATTGCTGAAAGAGTACAAAAATTATCAGGGCCTGGTAGTAAATCAATTACGTTTGACGGTGATCTGTACGAAATAGCTAAAGCTGAAATAGATGCTGAATACGATCCTGCTTACGAAATGGATAAGCAATTCACTAGAGCTTTAGAGTTTTTAAATACAATAGGTAGATACAGCAACGGAGCTTACCATTTAGATTTTGTATTGCAAGAGCTAACAACCCGTATGCACGTTGATCAAACAAGATTTAATCCACAACTTATACCTTGGGTACGATACATAACAGGAGGTGTAGAACCTACAACCTTTAATCCCAAAGCAGCGTCTGAAGAGCATGGTACGTTTAAAGAACTGATGGCTATACTCTTTATTCCTGGTGGTAAGAAAGCTTTACCTAAGGTACGTGAAAGAATGTTTGATGAAGCTATGGCAGAAAGCGGTCAGCCAGGTAGTTTGTTTGATGCTATTGCTGCTGAAGGTGCTGTAGTAGAAGAGAGCTTAATGAACGCTGAAGCTCATGAAGAAACATTAGGACTTCTTAGAGAGATTGGTCCATCGGTTAATCCTCGTCAGCAAAATAAAATGATGATGAACCCTGAGACAGGACAGATGGAACCTGCTACTCTTACTGATAATACTTATATTAAGGTACCTGAGCAGTTAGCTAACGTACCTTTACTTAATATTCCTGATAGCTTAATGGCTAGAACTAGAGATAGCGCAGGTCTTAGTGAAGACCTTGATGGTGTCCATAGAATCGAAGCTGCTATAGAAATGAAGAAGTATTTGCAAGCTATAAAAAATGGTACAAAGTTTACCACTAATATAGGTATAGAATACGATGGTAAAACACATGGGGTTTCTTCGTTTTTAGCCACGTTAGGCGCAATAAAGCAAGGGTATAGAACTGGTGTATTTAGAAAGACTGGAGCAGAAAAGAACTTAGATGAACTTCCTGTTGCAGAACTAGCTGAAGTAGAAGGTTTAAGCCCGGCTGAAATAGAAAAAAGAGCTGGTGATATTAGAGATGCTATGGGTTATTACATGGAGTCTAATGGTTTAGAATATGCTGTAAACGGATTTGGTGTTGATGGAACTACTGGTCAAAAGCTGTATGAAATATTAAACCTTGCTATTCAAGATAGAGATAATTTTTTGAAGCAGCCCGTTATGACGCTATCGTATGGTCGGTTAATACAAAGACTAGATGCAGAAGTTCGTCAAACTGTTCTCGCAGGAGACTTTTCTTCACCAATCAGAGATATTATTGCTGATCTAAAAAATACTAAAGCACTTGATAAAAAATTAGATCATAAGAACGGTCAGACTGAAGAGCACTTTGTCATTGATTACTTACATAATATATTAGCTGATTCAATAGATTCTGAATTACATCCAGGTGTACTAGAAGTAGGTCAGTTGCTAAGAGCTAATAACATCGTAGCTACAATGTCAAACGATATTATGGAAATCGAAAATGCTTTAGGATTTAAGAGCTACATCGGAGCTAAAGAAAGTATAAAGAAAATAGATAGAGATACTGGGCAGCCAGTTATGTCTGATATATCTATTCTTACTTCTAAGATAAACCCTGATGGTAAGCAGGTCGTTGTAAAAGGTATTGGGATGAGGGAATCTGTTCCTTCTGGTAGTGCTCCTCGTGACGGTAGACCCGGAGGTTGGGCAAGAGGCAGACTGATACCAGCTATAATACAAGCTATCGATGGTGCATGGATGAACAAGATGTTTACAGGTTCATCATGGAATAAGTTGCAAGGTCAATACATGCTACCTATTATGGATGCTGTTAAAACAGATATAAAGGGTGGAGCTGCAGTTCGAAGAGAAGCAAATAAAAACTGGTCTGAGGTTACAAAAACCTATAGCCCATATAAAAGTTTAATGATGGACTGGACGCCAGGTGCTATTGCTAGATTCGAAAAGAAGCTAGAAGATATGGGTGATCAAGTAGTAAGCTTTGATGCTGTTAATTTAGCTATTGCGCGAGAGTTCGCTAGAAAAAATCAAGCTGTTGACGAGGAGTTTACTAGAGAAGATTCTATGAGAATTATAGCTACTGAGTTAGGACCATTTAAAATGTTCTATAACTTAATGCATGCAACTAAACCTACATTTTATGTTGAGCCAGGTAAATTAAGTTTAAATAACTTAGTTGAGTTATTAGAAGATACTATGGAGTTTAGACCTAGAGATAAAAAGAAGGTTGATAAGGAAACTAAAAATATTCGTCCTGAAACTATTAGCGAATACAGCTTTGCTAAGAAATTAGCTGCTATGAATATGGCTGATAGGATTATGACTGTTAATATAGATGGTAAGAAGTCTGGTCCTGCGGTTGATATTCAAAAGGCAAATTTAAATGCAGATAGTAGATTTAAGTATATAGGTGCTGAGCCACGTAAAGAGTTAAACGCTAAACAAATGCTTTATATTTTTAGAAAAATGATTAGAGAATTAAAACTAGTAGAGCGTAACAAAGCTTTTGTAGAAGGCAACGATAAGGCAAAAGAACAATACTTTAAAGAACTAATGAAAAGACTTAATGACGTATTTCAGATTGATGCCGGTTAAAACAAAAAAATTAGGGTACCAAAGCGAAAGCTAAGGTACCCTTTTTTTTACCCACAAATGTCGTGAAGATATAAGTGATGCATATTATATTTATCTAAGTATTTCTTAATGAAGTATTGAGGAAAGTGTATTTCACTACCGTCCATAAACACCACACCATACTTATATATAAACGCTATGTCTTCTTCTTCAACGCCAATCTGTCCGTCTTGTTTTATTTTAAACATATTCATATATCAAGAAAAGAAATAGTCACTGTTAGCTATTCCTTTTATATCTAGATCTCCTAACTTGTAGTTGTAATTAAACTTTTTAGGTTCAAGCAATAACATTTCTGCTATGTCTTTATAAAAATCATCATGATCGTACATTTTAATGAACACTTCCTTAGTTAAATCTAACAAGCTAGCTACATCACAAGCGTGAGTAGAAAATGAGTCATGAATAGCAGCAAAGTCTCCGTCCCAGTGATGAATAATCAGAGCCATATGTGCTGCGTCCATACTATGAATAAAGTTTGGACTTATACCTGAGGCAAAGCCACCAGGACTAGGTATCTTTTTACCGTACACTAGCCTATGTTCTTTACCTACGTGCTGGATTCTCATATCAGAGATCCAACTTTTCCACTTAACGTCTTCCATTACGTAGTTTTCGTATCGTACTGGAAAGCCAGATGGAGTTTGCCAGTCAACTACAGGTTCCTTTAACTCAGCAATAATGTGGTTTGCTATAGCTTGTAGGTAACTCATAGTTTCTAACGGGCCTGGACACACCTCATCAATAGCTTTTATGAGCTGAAATGCTAAGTCGTTACAGTCAGACATAGTAATATTGTACTTACTATGGAATCCTTCAGCATAACAGTCAGCATACATGTTCAAAGCTATGGCTAGGTGGCCCGCAGAGTACGCTCTAGTCATCGCTCCGCGTTTCGATATACCTTTCCTTATGTGTTTCATAGGCATGTCTCTCTGCGCGAACCACTCAGGCACGCGAGCTATCAATGCTTTAGCTGTTTGCACATAAAAGTCTTTAGGTATGTCAGTTTTTACTAGACCTACTAGCTCACCGGCGTTTTTATCCTTAGATATAGCAGCTAAGTGCTGCCAGCCGTTGTTAGAGCCATCAATAGGAATAGGAAGATCGCTGTAATAAAACTCACCGGTCTTAGACGTGTCCCATAGGTTACACCACGCCTTGCAACAAGCGAGAAAACCTACAGGCTTCTCAGCTCTTTCATGGATAGTACGGTTTATCCATGTATTTCTAATGAAGTCTTCGTTATTAACAACCCACTTAACTCGGTCGTCAATAGTCATTTTGTCTACAGAAATATCTGTAAGACCTTCATTTTCTAACGCTGATTTATAATCGGCTTCACACCACTCCGGTATATTATCGATTGAATACGCCTGGTTGTATGAACATGCTGTATGCACAGCAAAGTAATACAAACCTTCTTCGGTCATTGGTTGTGCATTAGCAAACTTCAATAGACCTCGCTCCATATCTTTACCTTGGTAGTTTAAATACGATTCACGATAATACAATCTCCCCCTATAATCTGCATCTACATACTGAAAGAATATTTTATCCTTCAATGCTTCTGCTTTTTGGACAGTCATATTATACGCGTCAAATTTACTACGGTTTTTAAGTAATACTAACTTAGCGTTCCAATGTGTAGCAGCTTCGTCATACTTAGCTTGAGCTCGTATCAGCGGCTTTTTATTAGATTTATTACGAAGCTTATTAGTTAGTCGTCGTAGTTCACCATAGTATTTCTTTTCAAGAGACTTATTACCTAACTCAGGTTTAAACACAACCTCATTCCAGTATAAGTCCTTACCTTCTAACTCTTCGTTGTTACCGAAAATACAGTATCTATAGTTCTTACCGGTTTCATCAGCAACTTTTAGAGTTTCACTAACAAACTTACTCTTGTTTTTAAGTACAGCTTCTAATATGTCGGAGTCGATTGTCCAAGCTGTACGTTGTAGTTTGTTTATTGCATCAATAAATGGTTGATCAAGCAATAACTTAAAGTCTTCGCTTTTATCGAACCCCCAGTGCTTTATTACTGGGAATCCGTTATCTTGAAACAAGTTATTTACGCGTTTTATTTTAGTAGTTGAAGTGTTTTGTATAAGCTCATTAACTACTTGGTCAGGTAATGATCCTATGTTTAACCATTTATCAGAGGTTTCAATCATATATGGTGCACGGCTATACGGTTTCTTACCAACCGGGTTTGCTTCCCATTTCATTTGAGCTTCTGTTGGTGCTCTTACAATCTTAATGTAACCACACTCATAGAAAGCCTCAAGAATTAGGTCGCCGATTGTTACATCGGCTCTAAATCCTAACTCAACTCCTTTCTGAAGCAACACGTTCTTACCTATAGCTACTGAGGCTGCAGTAAGTTTACATGTTGCTGATTCAGATGTTGAAGTCTTTCTAAAATGGTACTGCAATATAGTTAGTGCATCATACACAACTCTCTTAGGTTCTAGCTTGTGCTCGTTCACCAGCCTTACTGCCCACCTCTGAGGTGTATTCATAATTTTCTGCTCTAAATACTCTATTACATTCTGCATTTTCTCTCCTAGTTTTGCGGAATGGGTTATGTGTGACATTAAATAAGTCAGACCCACGCCTTAAGCAACATTTAATTTCATGGGATTCTACTACAGTAGCTTCTTTATC